TACGCGTTTCATTTGCTTGTTAAACTCAGATTGTGATGGCTTTTCTTTATATAGTTTAATTGAAATCTCGGGACGATCTTTTCCCTTGATTCTCCATTTATAGCCTTTATCTTTGTGCTCAGGTTTCGTAGTCTTGACGACACGACGTTTATAGCCCGCCTCCCAAGACTCTGAACCCTCTACGAATGATCGAAACTTTTGCATTAGTTGTCTACCTTTGCTCCGCCTCGCCACTGGTAACAGCTCCAGTACCTAGCTTTCCATTTTGGTCCAGGGTTGTCACAGTTATGTCTGGCACGGAAGGAAGCACGGCGTTTTGGGTCGTCACGCTTGATCTCCATGTTAGGATCACCAAAACGAACAACAACAACTTTACCCTTAGGGCCCATCGTATAAACCTTGAACTTCTTGTTCGGGTTTTCTGAAGTACGGATCGGATCATTGAGCTTTACTTTCTTGCCTTGATACTCGGCTTCGGTAATCTCAAGATCTTCGTAAAGATTACACTCTTCACAAAACTGATCGATCTCTTCTGCACGATTTTGCTTAAAGGTTTTCATTCTTTTTCATTTTAACTCTCTTGTCATATTATGAGCTGAATCTGCTTCTGCTTCATACTTATGATGATCTGGTCCATGTTTCTTCAACAATTTCTGAGCATCTCTATGTGCTTCAGCTGCGAAATGATGCTCCATCCCTGCTTCTTCATGATGTTCTGCTTTGGAAGCATTACCATGTCTTTCCGCTCGCGCTTGAGCAATCGCGTGTTGCTTTTTTTGATGTTCATGATGATTGATTGCTTTTTGATGATCATCATGAGCATCTTTTGCACGGCTTTTAGAACCATACGGGTCTCCAAATGGTTTCATGGCAGTTGACTCGTTTAGTTCTTCTCTAATTTGAGTAAATGTTTTCATTTAGTTTCCTTTTTTCGCTGATAAGTAAGCAGCAATTGCCATATCACGACGGTCTTTGTCTGACTTACCCTTGAATTGTGGAGCGTCTGATTTTTTGAAATCATCGATCCATGCACCCATGCCGTCAGAAACTTTTAGTTTCTCGTTAACGTATCCTTCGGCTGTTGGCTTAACTTTAGATCTGCCTGTTAGTTTGTTAACATACATATCAGAACCACGAGATCTTTTGGTCAAACCTTGCATAGCTTTCATACCAGCTTTTGCATGTTTAACACTTGCTGGTTGATCCAGAGCTGACTTTACTTTACTGCGCTTTTGGTCGATGTCTTTTGCTGCAGCCTTACCATATCTTGACAGCTTGCTCATTGAGATTTCGTCAACCTGTTTTTCTTCTTTCATACGATTCATTTTTGAAAGAGCTTTGTCATGGTGTTGCTTTTTATTCATAGCTTTTACCATCGCAGCATTGCTTGAAGCACTCTTTATATCAGCTTCAGCATCTTTACGACCCTGAACATGACGTTGATACTCAGAAGAATAGTTTTCTACAAGTCCAACTTTTTTCAGTTCAATGTAAATACGTTCACGAACATCAGTATCCATACCGTCAACCAAACGGTTTAGACGAGAAAGCAGCTGTCCTGCTTGTAATAGATTTACACGACCAATTTGATCGAGAAGTTTAGCTACTTCCATAAAGTCTTTTTTATCTACGCCACCACTCTTTTGAGCGTATGCTTTCATGTTCTTAGCACCAGCAGCAAAGTTCTTTTGTGTTTTTGCATCCAACTCAGTAAGGTGTTCTACGGATTCTTTTTTCAGACCACCCATCATTCCACCGTACTGTTTTCTTTTTAAACTTCCTGGTGTCATGCTTGGACGTTTCATACCAGCTGCACGTTGAGCTTTCTGATCTTTTTTCTTGTCAGCATCGATCTCAGCTTGAGTTGCTGGTCTATACTTTTCTTCCATATCATCGTCCTTATATTTACCAGCCATAACAGCATGCATATCTTTTGCTTTTTGATGTAGAGCAGAAAGCTTGTTTTGCATCCATTCGGGAAACTTATTATTCTTTTCTAGATACTCTTCAATCTCGTCAGCAACATAATCAAGAAACTTTGCTTGATCCAGCGCCATTGACTTTTCGTCGGGTGAAGCTGGCATATCATCTTCAACAGCTTCATTTGCACGTTTTTGAATGTCAGCAAGAGATTTTTGAGTTGAGGTCATTTTCTTTGGCTTTTTATTTCGAGCCATATGAGCTGCATACTTGTCTGGATCTAGCTTAGGAGCAGCCTCTTTCTTGACAACTTCTCGATCGACAGGAACCATACGAATCTTTGGCTTTCCGTCTGGACCAACATATTTTTCTGGTTTCTTATCTGCTGACTGTGGCATCTTATTTTCCTCTTACTTTCGCTGCGAGATCTTTGTCCGCTTTTCCCCATGTACCAGATGACTTGGTAACAAATGAATTGACTCTTGCTAAACCCCATTGCTGTGGTGTGGTACCCGGTCTATGACCAGTTCTCCATGCAGCAACACCTCTGTTGTAGACTTTACGAAGTACACCCATAGGCATACCAGATTTCTCTGCTTTTTTCTTGAGTGCTGCTGTAGCATCTTCGTTGATATAGTTCTTAAAGTTTAGCATGTTACGTCTCTTTATTTTTCTTTTTAACGTCTCTCATACGAGCTCTGTCCATCATACGATCGTGTTTACGCTTGTCCATCTGCTTTTCACGTTCAATGCGTTTCTTTGCGATGTCAACCTGATCGTTTTCACCAAACATTTGCTTGAACTTCTTCGTATGCTTCGAAGGTTTAGTCTTTGTAGTCTTATCACCTGCTGCTGGCTTATAAGCTGCAGGATTATCATCATCCATCTTAGACTGTCTTTTAAACTGACGATCTCTTGAAATCTTTTGAGCCTTTGACAATCCTTTATGATACGCCTTTGGTTGTGTACCAGGACGATCTTTAATGTCTGGATCCTGAGGTGAATCCTTCTTACGCTCATCTTTTTCTGGAATATATGCTTCGTTCAAGTCTTGTAGACTAACTGTATGAATACCCTGCTTCTCTACAGAAAAGTCCGCAGTGATGTCATCGATATTAAACTCTTCGTTCTGACCCGGTGTGGCTTCTTTCCATTTCTTCGTGGATTCTGGTGTACCCCAATCGGGTTTATTCATGTACATACTTTTTGTATTATCTTCACGAAGGATTCCATCTGAATAACCTTTTGGAAGATCTTCAACTTCGTAGTCAAGCTTGATGTTTTCTGGATCTACTTTTGAAACCTGGTCTAGCCAGCATCTCCACTTTTCACCCTTGGACTCTACGATCAAGTAGTTTGAACCTAGGTGTTGGATCTTACCAACGATACCTTTGTTTGTAATAACAACTTCTTCACCGAGTTCAAACAAGTCATCACGAATATATGCTTCTCTTAATTCAGAAACTGATTCCAACTGGACGTGATTCTTAAAGGTTGTCTCTTCTTTCAGGCCCATACCTTTTCGTACATCATTGAATAGCTTGCGTGCGTCTTTGGTTGTCATGCTTGTAGGAAGACCCTGACCAAACTTTGTAAAGTCGTTGTCTTTCGCAAACCCACGCATTTTAGATGCTGACATACCAGAAACACCTTCAGCGTCTGGATCACGATCACCAGCCGAAACTACTTTGATGTCTGAAAAGTTATAGAATCCGTGACGTGCATCTTTACCGTTATACTTAGTAAGTAGCGTGTCGAACTCACGGATGCGATCTGAGCCAACAACCATGACCAATTTTCTGAATCCTTGGTTATATAGTTCAACCGCAGCGTCCATAGCCGTCTTAACGTTACGATTAATCATAACATTTCGAGCATGTTTTGGAAACATCTTACGGACGTGTTTTACTTTATCTGAATAAGACAAAGGGTTTTTACTTGCGTCAGATGACTGCGATAAGAATACTTTATAAGGATTCTTGCCAGCCATTTTAGATAATTTATCTAGCAGTTTGCCATGACCAATAGTCGGAGGGTTCATTCTACCAAAGGTAAAATAAACTGCTCTATCTTCTTCAACTAAAAACTGGCTAAAAGAATTAATCATTATGTAGACTTGCTCCCACGTTTCTTTTCCATCTCAGCTTTCCGAGTCTTCGGTAAAAGCTTTGTAGCAAGTCTATCTATCTTTTTCTTCATAGCCGGTGTATCAAGACGCTTCTCGATTTCCTGGCGACGAGCAAATGTAAGTTCTGATTTTGGAATATCTTTTGAAATCTTTTTAAAGATTAATTCACGAGCTGCTTTACGCGCTCTCTTCTTTAATTTTTCGGGTGATGCAAACCTACGCTTTGCTCTTTCACGGCCCATCTTAATCCGTGATGCATAGCGCTTAAGTAAACGAGCACGAGCTCTACGTTGCTGAGCAGTCAGTGCCTCATCAACTTCTTCTGTTTCTTCGGTGTATTGAAATACGTGAGTATGACGACCCTTCTTTGAACCAGGATCTTTAATCACTTTATGTTTACCGGTCCAGCCCATGCCAATGTTCTTAGCATGTTTACCACTACCAATAGGATCGTGTTCAGCCTCGTTAGTGTTACCGGTCGGCGTATCCTGTTTGCGCTTCTTTGCGTTCTTTTTAATTATGTCTGGCATTCCTGGAGCATAGTCCACAGCCAAAAAGTCTTTGAAACCTAGTTTCTTATCCATTTAATTTCTTCCCGGTTTATCCCATCCCTTTAATATATCAGGCGAAAAGTTGTTGTACGAGAATTCCATTCTGTCAACAATCTTAACAGCGTCACCACCAAGTTTGTCAATAGCAACGTAGCCTTCAGCTCCCGTTACTTTATATCCATTACGAGTCTTTACAAATGTTTTAACTTTGTTTAATTTGTTAAGAGTATTTATAAGTTTTAATTTTGCAAGAACGATGACTTTTTGCAAATCAAACATTTTTATGAGGGATTGTTTATTTTTTTCACTAAAAAACTCTAAAATATTATCTAGTTTTGCTTGTTGAGTCGCTTTTCCCTTTTCAGATTTACGAGATGCAATTTCCTTAGCATAACGGAGTCTAATCCAACGGATGAGTTGCTCGGCATGTCGTCTTGAATCTCCAGGGACTTGTCCCTTTCTGACGAACTTATTACCGAATTGCTCAATGAGGCGCGGTAGCTCATCCGATTTTTCGAGCTGCCTGAGGGTTGTGCCCGAGATGGCATTAAAGAGTTTACCAGCTTGCGATAGATATTCATTCACGATCTCCGTATCTTTTTTATCCATAGTAACATTAGTCAAATCACGTAACATAGCGTCTTGCGACCAAACAGCTTTTGATTTCTTAAACTTACTTACATCAACTCCGTACGAAGCTCGCATAGTTTCGAAGGAGTTACCTTTATAGGTTGTATGCCAGACAATTCCAATCTTTGCTGACATAACTGCCTTAGCTGCATCCGACTTTGCAGGCACAGCATAAACGATAGTATTGGGATGAAAGGTAATATAGTCTTCCCCCTTTATTTTTGTCTTGGATATGTCTCCAGGCCCAAATAAGAAGTCACCTTGCACGACGCCTGTGATACCCAAGGCAGGTAGCTCTTGCAAAGCTGCTTTGAGCTTATCAGCAAGATCGCCACTTGCATCAGCGTCAACGTCAGCAGCAGTCTTATAGACCTTGGGATTCTTGTTAAAAATGCCTTTTTTGGCAACAAAGAATTTTCCGTCAGCAGGATCAATACCTGCAAAAATAGCAGGAGCACCATCCCACTTAACAGATACACTACCAGCATGCTCTCCTCTTAACATATCTCTTAATTCACGTAAAGCTAAGATTGCCTGACGTGTTCCATTCACACCACCATAGATGACCTTATCTTCGATATGAGTCATGTGAGTGTTCTTTTGTTCGGTTATGTATGAGCTAAATTTTTCCATGTACCTATTATATTCCATTTAAAGATGAATGTAAACCATTAAAGTTCATACCATTTCATAATACCAGCAGCAGCTTTTGATGATGAGGAAGCTCTGACAGCAAGAGTCAATGTTTCACTTGTTCCGTCGATTAATTCTCCGATCTGATAGTCCCAATCAAATCCACCATCACCGAGAGCAACCGGGGCAGTCTTACCACCCATATATCCACCAGAAACTCTTGTACCGGTGTCTGTAAATGTTTTTGCTTCAAGAGAATACTGAACGTTATCTGTTGCGTTTGACCAAGTAAACGCTGTGTTCGGTGTTACGTTTTTAAACAACGCCCATTCAAAGTCTGTGTTTGAAATATTTAAGATGTCAGCACCGGAAGGAACAACAATAGCACCCGATTGTCTTAGTCTAATTGTTGCTAGGTTAGTATATGCAGTTCCTACTGTTTGACCAGTAAGAGCAGCTGTACCAATTATGTTCTCTGTAGCTTTAGCTTCGTATCCACCTTCTGACAGTGCCGTGTTACATATCTGCTTAAGAGTTGAACTCGTAGCAGTGATACCGGTGTTTGTTAGTTCATATCTTAAAGGCAGGTTTGGTGTAGTCATATAGACCGATTCATTAATGTTTGCGTTATGAAACGTATGAGCAAGAATGAATTGTCCATTGATAACAAAACCCGCTCTTACGGATCCGACACCCAGCCACTCAATGTCTGTCCAAAAGATTTGAGCCTTTTGCATAGTTAGACTTATTTTTGACGTACCGGAACCATTCAATGGATCACCGTTCCATTCTGTTCTTGGAACACGTGTTTCCACGACAGAACCTGAAGCATATGATCTGAGAACAAGATTTAAGTCTGTACCGTCTCGTTCTAAATAGATTCCATTCTCATCATCAAAGTATCCGACTCTTTGTCTTAAGTTTTCCTTTGCTTTACTCATCACAAAGGTTGACATCAAGAGCAAGCTCTTACCGGGCTGATAAGAAAACCTGCGTTTTGTTTGTCGAATAACTTGATCACCGCTTGCAGAAGTCACTGTCATATTTACAGAACTTGTGTTTGCGTTGTAGTTTGAGTTTCCCGCACCGGTAAGCTGTTCATCAAACTTATCGTTCTCATTTAAAAGATTATGGCTGTCAAACAACGTGTAAGGAGAAGAGATGCGAAGCCTTCCGAAAGCATCTGTTGCCGTGTTTAAGTTGCCAGCAGGAACGTAAGCAGAAGGACCAGCTTGTCCTGCTACCATTACCACTTCATAGATCTCGTCATTATTATTTAGATATAGATTTCGTTGTGTGCTGAACTGTACCATTTCTTACCTGTATTTAAAGTCACACATTAGTCGAGTTGGATAACCGTCTCCACCTTGAGTGTCTCTTAAGTTTAATTTGAAAACGTATGTAGGCGACTGCATTTCAATATCAATACGCTTACCTTTACCACCTTTACCACCATAATAGATTATCGGTGCACTTACTTTTGCCGCAGTCATCATGGCCTGTTTTGTCATTTCTTTTGACAAAATTTTGCCACTCAATTTATGTATAATATGATAATTGAAACCAATACCAGACTGAAGCAAGTGAGACATTGCAGCCTTATCAAAGTTTGGTCTCTTATCTACTTTACCAGAGCTAACACCATTAAATACGTTACAGAACTCTGTTTCATCAATACCAAACAGTTTAAGAAGCTTCTTACCGTTTGGATTTGTAATCTTTTCTGATTGTATTTCTTTTTTAGTAAGAACAGTCTTGACACCAACGTTAAAGAACGTAGTCGTTCCACCAAGTTTCAAGCTGAGATAGATTGGACCCTTGTCAGTGGTAACAGTAATGTCAGTTACTGATTCACCTACATCGAACCCAGAACCCTTTGGATTGGTTAGCTGGATCTTCGGAGAGAACACGAGAGGACGGCGAGTATTTTCACCACCTACAACATCCACTTTAAACTCTTTTGATTCCGACATTTCATATGTTTTATCAAGATGTTCAATTGCAGCTGCCATATTTCTATCTGCAACCGGTTCACCTGCCCACCATGTTAAAAGCGCATCTGCGAACTGTGGTTCAAATAAGTTACCACGGTTATTGGCACCACGATTACCAGAGGATCCGTTGCCGAACTTTATTTTGACTTTATTGAGGTCTGCTTTGGATTTTATATCAGCAATAGTCATATCATCTTGTAACTGACGTGTTACGTTAACATTACCTTTTTTTGTTGGATCAATATTGATAGGTGTATCAGCCTTTGGCTTTAATATAGCAAAAAGGCGCTTGATTTCTTTTAGATTTTCTTCTGGAAAATCCTTGAGCTCATTATCAATCTCTTGTGTAGACTTTGGAAAGAACGTATATGCCACAACTAAACCCCATTGAATTAATAGTTGCTACTATTTATAATAAAAATAAAAGGGGCCGTAGCCCCTTTACTTCAGTTCAATGTAAGCCTTTCGTCCTTTTCGAACGAGCTGGTACTGATACTTTTCAAACCCGCTGTCAATCAAGTCTTGATTAAGAGAGTTTACCATCTTCTCGACGTTTTGCAGTTCGACGATATCTTCAGGTGAATTCCTGAATGTGCCGATTAA